TTTTAGAATATCTTTCTAGACCACCAACAGCAGAGATGTTTTTTGAAGATATGCTAATGGCTATAGTATTTTATGGGATGCCAATACTTGCAGAAAATAATAAACCTAGATTATTATATTATTTAAAGAGAAGAGGATATAGAATGTTTTCAATTAACCGTCCAGATAAAATATGGAATAAATTATCAGTTACAGAAAGAGAGGTTGGAGGAATACCTAATTCAAGTGAGGATATGAAACAAGCTCATGCTGCTGCTATAGAAACTTATATAGAAGATAACGTAGGATTAAAAGAAGGTGGAGATTTCGGTGAAATGGTATTTCAACGAACATTAGAAGATTGGGCAAGGTTTGATATAAATAATAGAACTAAACATGATGCCTCTATAAGTTCTGGTTTAGCTATTATGGCTTGTAACAAAAACAAGTATAAACCACTAGCACATAGAACTACTAAAAAAATGAACTTAGGAATAAAGAGATATGATAATACAGGAATACTTTCAAAAATACAGAAATAAATGATTTATACTAACACAAGAAGTAGTTTTCCTGATCAGGTGGTACCTGAACAAGAAAAAATGAGTATAGAGTATGGTCTACAGGTCGCAAGAGCTATAGAAGGTGAATGGTTTAATAGTTCACTTGGAGGATATAGATATGAAAACAATTATAATATATTTTATCGTAGAAGATTATATGCTAGAGGAGAACAACCCGTACAAAAATATAAAGATGAATTATCAATAAATGGTGATTTATCTTATTTAAATTTAGATTGGAAACCTGTACCTATAATACCTAAGTTTGTAGATATAGTAGTGAATGGAATGTCTAGTAAACTTTATGAAATAAAAGCATATGCACAAGATCCGGCTTCACAGAAAGCACGAACAGATTATGCTCAAAATTTACACAAACAAATTACTGCTAAAGCCTTCATGGATGAAGTAGAGAAAAATTTAGGTATTGATATTACTCAATTACCTCAAGGTATGGAGGTTCCTCAAACAGAGCAAGAATTAGAATTACATATGCAATTAGATTATAAACAATCGATAGAAATTGCAGAAGAAGAAGCTATTTCAAATGTATTAGCGAGGAATAAATATGATTTAATAAGAAAAAGATTTAATAGAGATTTAACAGTATTAGGTATTGGTGCTGTTAAAACTAGTTTTAATAAAGCTAATGGTATAGTTGTTGATTATGTAGATCCAGCTAATTTAGTTTGGTCATATACAGAAGATCCTAATTTTGAAGATGTATACTATGTTGGTGAAGTTAAAAGTATTAGTTTACCAGAACTTAAAAAAGAATTCCCTGACTTAACTGATGGTCAATTAGCTGAAATACAAAAATTTCCTGGTAATACTAATTATACTAGAAATTACGAAGGAAAAAATAATAATAATACCGTGCAAGTTTTGTATTTTGAATATAAAACATATGCAGATCAAGTGTTTAAAATAAAACATACTGATCAAGGATTAGAAAAAGCTATTGAAAAAACAGATATATTTAATCCTCCACCTAGTGATAATTTTGATAGAGTTTCAAGATCTATAGAAGTATTATATCATGGAGCTAAAATTTTAGGACACCCTATAATGTTAAAATGGGGGATTGCAGAAAATATGACAAGACCATTTGCTAATCTTAGTAAAGTACAAATGAATTACCAACTATGCGCACCTACTTTGTATAAAGGTAGAATTACATCTTTAGTAGAAAGAATGATAGGTTTTGCAGATATGATACAATTAACATCGTTAAAGTTACAACAAGTTTTAGCTAGAGTTGTACCAGATGGAGTATTTTTAGATGTAGATGGATTAGCAGAAGTAGATTTAGGTAATGGAACTAATTATAATCCTAGTGAAGCCTTAAATATGTACTTCCAAACTGGTAGTATAGTTGGTAGAAGCATGACTCAAGATGGTGATCTTAATCATGGTAAAGTACCTATTCAAGAATTAAATAGTTCTAGTGGTGGACAGAAAATACAATCATTAATACAGACATATCAGTATTATTTACAAATGATAAGAGATGTCACCGGGCTTAATGAAGCTAGAGATGCTAGTACTCCTGATAAAGATGCCTTAGTAGGTTTACAAAAGTTAGCAGCTGCTCAATCCAATGTAGCAACAAGGCATTTATTACAAGCTAGTTTATTTTTAACATTAAGAGCATGTGAAAATATTGCACTTCGTATTGCTGATTGTTTAGAATTTGATTTAACTAGAGAAGCTTTAATAGACAGCATAAGCGTGTATAATGTAGGAACTTTACAAGAACTTGAAAATTTAAATTTATTTGATTTTGGTATATTCTTAGAATTAGAACCAGATGAAGAAGAAAAAGCCGTATTAGAACAAAATATTCAAATGGCCATTCAACAAGGTGGAATAAATTTAGAAGATGCTATAGATATTAGGCAAGTAAAAAATTTGAAATTAGCTAATCAACTATTAAAACTTAAACGTAAACAAAATGCTAAAATAGCTCAAGAAGCTCAACAAGCTAATATCAGAGCTCAAGCAGAGGCGCAGACAAGGTCAAGAGAAGAAGAAGCCATGTTTGAAGTTCAAAAACAGCAGGCATTAAGTCAGACTAACATTGAATTTGAAAAAGCTAAATCACAATTTGAGTTAGAGCGTTTACAAACAGAGATGCAATTAAAGAAAGAAATATTAGAAGTAGAATTTGTATATGATATGCAAATTGAAAAGCAAAAAATAAAAATTACTGATAAAAAAGAACTTATGATAGAAGATCGTAAAGATCAACGAAGTAAACAAGAAGCAACACAACAAAGCCAATTAATAAATCAAAGTCAAAATGATTTATTACCAACAGATTTTAATAATCAAATCCAATAAAAAAAATAAATTATATAATATATTATCATGGAAAAAATAGAAACACCAAAAGTAGATGAGTTAAAAACTCCAGAAAAACCTGTAATAGATCCTAAAGTAGAAGGATTAAAGGTCAAAAAACACCCAAAAAAATTAGTAGATAAAGTTGATAAAGTAGTTAAAATAGATTTCGATAAAACTAAAGAAAAAAAAGAAGATGCCGTTCAAGAATCAAAAACAGCGGAACCTATGTTACAAGATGCGCCAAAAAGCATTGAAGAAGGGAAAGAAACCAAAGTGGGAGAGGTAACACCAATTCAAGAAATTACTAAAGATGAAGTAAAAGAAGAATTTACCCCTACACCAATAGTTGAACCAGTTATTGTTCCGGATAACTTACAAGATCTTGTAGGATTTATGAAAGATACAGGAGGTACAGTGGAAGATTATGTTAGATTAAATGCAGATTATTCTAAAACAGATCCTAAAGTATTATTACAAGAATACTATGCACAAACTAAACCTCATTTAGATAAAGAAGAAATTAATTTTTTAATGGAAGATAAATTCCATTATGATGAAGAATATGATGAAGAGCGAGACATCAAGAAAAAACAACTCGCAATGAAAGAAGAAGTTGCTAAAGCAAATAATTTTTTAGATGGTCTAAAAGATAAATATTACCGTGAAATCAAGTTGAAACCCGGTATAACTAAAGAACAACAGCAAGCAAGTGAATTTTTCAATAGACATAACAAAGAGCAAGAAATAGCACAACAACAACATAAAACATTCAAAAAGTCCACTGAAGATTTTTTCACTAATGATTTCAAAGGTTTTGATTTCAATGTTGGAGAAAAGAAATTTAGATATGGAGTTAAGAATCCAAGTGATGTTGCTACCGCTCAATCTGATATCGCCACATTTATTAAGAAGTTCTTAAGTGAAGATGGGAGTGTTAAAGATTATGATGGTTATCATAAAGCTATTTATGCAGCACGAAATGCTGATACTATTGCCCAACATTTTTATGAGCAAGGAAAATCCGATGCAGTAAAAGATGTTATGGCAAAATCCAAAAATGTGAGTAATGTAGCTCGTCAAACAGCAACAGATGATCACATTAGTTTTAATGGATTTCGTATTAAAGCAGTTAGTGGTGCAGATAGTTCTAAGTTAAGAATAAAAAAGAAAAGATAAACAATTAAAAAAATAAAACATGGCGTTTACAACAATGAATGCAGGCTTAGCTCCTGCGCAGGATAGAGTAACGTTGGCTACAAATTATTTGCAATGGACGGATAGTACTGGGGCAGTTGGCCCAGGTGCTACAGAATTTGCAGATTTTGCACAACAATATTTACCTGAATTATACGAACAAGAAGTAGAAAGGTTTGGTAACAGAACTATTTCAGGCTTTTTAAGAATGGTCGGAGCAGAGATGCCAATGACCTCGGATCAAGTAATCTGGTCTGAACAAAATAGATTACATATTTCTTATGATACAGTACCTGTACCAACAGGAATTACTGGACCAGGTGGAGCATCAATTACATTTACACCTAATCTTGGTGGTTTAAGTGTAACACAACATGCTATTAGAGTTGGTAATACTATAGTAGTATATAATCCTGTTTCAGGAGTAACACTAAAAGGTTTAGTAACAGCAACAAATGCTGCTCCTGGGGTTCTAGCTACTACTTTTGATGCTGAATGTTATACTGCAGCTGATTGGACTGGTTTAGGAGCTACAAACAATAGAATATTTGTTTACGGTTCTGACTTTGGAAAAGGTCAATTCGGAATGGGTGGAGGCGTTGAGCCAAATTTCACTCAATTCAGTAATAAACCAACTATTATAAAAGATCAATTTACTGTTAATGGTTCTGATACTGCTCAAATTGGGTGGGTTGAAGTTGCTACGGAAGATGGTACATCTGGATTTTTATGGTATATGAAAGCTGAATCAGAAACTAGATTAAGATATGAAGATTATCTTGAAATGGTATGTTTAGAAGGTGAATTAGCAACAGTTACGTCAGGTGTTGGATTACTTGGTAATGATGAAACTAGTTATGGTACACAAGGTATGTTCTCTGCTATAGAAGATAGAGGTAATGTATATTCTGGTTTTGCTGGAGCTGCTGCTCCTGGAGCTGGTGCATTAGGTGATTTCGATCAAATATTGCAGCAACTAGATGCTCAAGGTGCTATTGAAGAAAACATGCTTTTCTTAGATAGAGCTACTGCTTTAGATTTTGATGATATGATCGGCGCTCAAGCTGGTGGTGGTTATGCTGCTGCTTCTTCTGCATCTTATGGTCTATTTGATAACTCTGATGAAATGGCGTTAAACTTTGGATTTTCAGGTTTTAGAAGAGGTTCTTATGACTTCTACAAAACTGATTGGAAATATCTAAATGATGCTTCTACACGTGGAATGGTTGATAACATCAAAGGTGTTATGATACCTGCAGGTACATCTACTGTTTATGATCAAATGCTTGGTCAAAATATCAGACGTCCTTTCTTACACGTAAGATACAGAGCTTCAGAAACTGAAGATAGAAGAATGAAATCATGGATCACAGGATCTGTTGGAGGTGCTTACACTTCTAGCTTAGATGCTATGGAGGTTCATTACTTGTCAGAAAGATGTCTTTGTGTACAAGCTGCTAATAACTTTGTATTATTTACAGAT